TTTGTTTTGATCAAGTTTTTCGTCTTGATTTTGTTGATTCATCATCGCTCTCATCTTATCAAGGTTAATTCTTTCTTCACCCTCATCACGTTTTCTTTGATTTTCTTGTGCTTGAAGGTCTAATTCTCTTGCTCTTAGTTTAGCGATAGGATCATTATCAAATTGAGAGGTAATTTTCTTCTCCTCTTTCATAAATTCTTCCATCATGTCAGCAATTAGTTGAGCTTTTCTTGCTTCAATCTTTTCAGAAGTCATTCTAATTTGATTTTGTATATTTGGGTCCATCATAGCCTGTGGATTTTGTTGCATGATCATAAGTTGTGACATTTCATTTCTAAATTCTATCTCAACTTGTTCTTGAGCCATTAAAGAAATGTGTTCAAAACAATTTTTCTCAAGAGCTGCCATAACGATTGGTGCGTTTCTAGCCATGTTAGTTGCCATAAAATTTAAATGAGCTGTAATGTGTGCTCTATGGTCCTGACCAGGAAAAGCTTGGAACGGTTTCCCAGCGAGAGCATCAATGTGTTCTAACGCTGGGTCCTTTGGTGTGGGTGGTTGTGGTCGAATTAAAATTTTATCTACGTCTTTTACACCCAAAGCTTCATACATATTTCTATACGCCTGATACAAATTATGTATTTGTGGATTGGATGTTGCCAGCTGCAGTTCCGACTGTGCGAGGGAAATACGCTGTGTCTGAGAAAATATGTTGGGATCCGCAACTGGCAATATATCTACTCTGTCGTC